TGAAAAACCATTAGAAAAGGGACAGAAGACTGTTCCTCTCGATACATCTGGACCAGGAGCGGAAGTAATCGTTTCTGATGAAAAGGATGAATCGGTAGTAGAAACAAAAGACAAAGAACCGACAGTAACCTATACAGAACCTGAAACAACGGAACAAGAACCAGAAGTCAAGGAAGAAGAAACAGTTAAAGAGATTAAGCAGGAACAAAAACAGGACGACACTAAGCTCGAAGAGTATAGCAAAGGAGTACAAGGGCGTATTGCTAAGCTAACTCGAAAAATGCGTGAAGCAGAACGCCAAAGGGATTCTGCAACTGAGTATGCAAGAGCCTTAGAAGGTCAAAGACAAGATGATCAGAGACAGTTTACTAAACTGGATACTGATTATTGGAAACGATTTGAAACGAATGTCAAAACTGGCATGGATTCGGCGCAACGAGAATTGGCCGGAGCTATTGAAGCTGGGGATGCAAAAGCTCAAGTCGAGGCAAACAAAAGGATTGCTACATTAGCGTTGGAGAATGCGAAAATGGAGAACGCCAAAGAAGGTAGAGAAGACGTCAAATTGTCTGACGGTGGTAAATTACCAACACAAACTCCAAGAGAATTACCTTATCAACAACCAGCTGATCCTAAAGCGGAAACTTGGGCAGGAAAGAACAGGTGGTTCGGTCAAGACCGAGCTATGACGTTCACTGCATTTGAAATCCATAAGGATCTTGTTGAAAAGGAAGGATTTGATCCTAAATCTGAAGAGTATTATGAAGAAGTTAATAAAAGAATACGTGTTGACTTTCCTCATAAGTTTGGTACAAGTGAAACTATACAAACGACTAGGCCCGTTCAGTCGGTGGCTTCTGCAAATAGAAGCGTAAAACCTGGTCGCCAAACTGTGAAACTCACACCTTCACAAGTCGCTATCGCGAAAAAACTGGGTGTGCCACTCGAAGACTACGCAAAACAATTAAAACTCACGAAGGAGGTATAGCGTATGAACAAAGAAACTAAAACAACTTCTCGTGCGAACCAAACACGGTCAAAGACTGAGAGACCAAAAGTGTGGGTTCCTCCATCTTCTCTAGATGCACCCCCTGCGCCTGATGGATTCAGGTACAGATGGATCAGAGCAGAATCTCTTGGATTCGACGATTCTAAGAATATTCAAGGCAGATTAAGATCTGGTTATGAATTAGTTAGAGCCGAAGAAGTCGAGAACTCTTCTGATTATCCAGTACTCGATACTGGAAAATACAAGGGGGTAATTGGGGTCGGTGGCCTTTTGCTTGCAAAGGTACCTGACGAGATCGCAAACCAACGTGCGGCTTATATTAAGAGACGTACGGAAGGTATGAACGAAGCAGTAGACAACGATCTAATGAGGGAGCAGCATAAGAGTATGCCGATCAATATTGATCGACAATCTCGTGTAACCTTCGGTGGTACAAAGAAGTAATTTTATTTCTACGGCGCAATGCCTATCACTGAATTTTTAATAATCGTTCACAGGTAAAACTGTGAACATAGGAGACGACAAACTATGGCTAATACAAGTACAACGGGATACGGATGTAGAGCAATTGAGACTGTTGGTAATACACCAGCAACTCAAGGGCAATCTAGATACAGTATCTTGTCAGGTTTGGGCGTGCGAATCCTTAAGAATGAACCAATTGGACCACAAGACGGATCTGGTGACGATGGCTATATGCAAAGTATAGCTCCCGCTACTATGGACGACACTGGTACAGGTGGAGCTTCTTGGGATGCAGATACTACTACTCCAGAGGTTTGTGTAGGAATTTCAAACGGCGTATTTTACGTTGATGGAACTACGAAAAAACCTACGTGGGGTAATTCAGTAGCTGCAAGTCAAACATTCGCAACTAACCCAAATACAGGTAGCAGCGATGGTTGGGTATTCGTTAATGATTATCCGTTCCAAGAGTATATGATTAGAGCAGACGCAGTAATAGGATCTACTATTGCACTAGCTCAAGCCGCTTTTTTGGTGAAATATATGAACCAAAATAATGGTGGAGCTGGCTATGAAGGCCAGTCAACAGCTACTCTTGATTATCAAGCAACTACAAACAACGGTCGAATGTGGAAAATCGTAAGAACTGGTGAAGTACCAGAACAAAAAGATGTAACCGCAGCAGGCTGTGATGTAGTAGTGGCTTTTAATACGGGCGCTAATCAATTCCTAAGAGATGATGCAGCATAAGGAGAATAAAACATGGCAATATCACGAGCGCAGTTAGTTAAAGAGCTTGAACCAGGTTTGAATGCATTATTTGGACTGGAATACAAGCGATACGAAAACCAACACGCTGAAATCTACAATATAGAATCTTCTGACAGAGCTTTCGAAGAGGAAGTTATGTTATCAGGATTCGGAAACGCACAGGTAAAGGGCGAAGGTCAAGGAATTGCATTTGACGATGCACAAGAAACCTTCACCGCTCGTTACACTCATGAGACAGTAGCTCTAGCATTTGCTATCACTGAAGAAGCTATCGAAGATAATCTCTACGATAGACTTGCTTCTAGATATACAAAAGCTTTGGCGAGATCCATGGCGAACGCTAAACAAGTTAAAGCAGTGTCCCCAGTAATTCAAGGTCTTCCGACTACGGATAATTTTGATTCTGGTGATGGTGTTTCTTTGTTTAACACGTCGCACACTACATTAGGTGGCTCATTTGCGAACACATTGGCAACGCAAGCTGACTTAAATGAAACTTCATTAGAACAATCTCTAATCGATATTGGAGAAATGACTGATGAACGTGGACTTTTAATCGCAGCTAAAGGCGTGAAAATGATTGTTCCGCCTGAAAACCAATTTAATGCAGAGAGATTGATGAAATCTCAAGGTAGAACTGGCACAGCTGATAATGATATCAATGCAGTGAACAGTATGGGTATGATTCCTCAAGGTTATAGAGTGAATAATTACTTAACTGACGCTGATTCTTGGTACATCATTACTGATGTTCCTAACGGCATGAAAATGTTCGTTAGAACTCCATTGAATACAGCAATGGAAGGCGATTTCGATACTGGAAACGTTAGATATAAAGCTAGAGAAAGATACTCATTTGGAGTATCCGACCCTAGAGGTATCTTTGGCGTAGAAGGCACGTAATAACATTAGAAATGAGGCCGCCTTAAAACGGCCTCATTTCGACTATAAAGATAGAAATTCCTTATGAAAAACTTCC